GTCATAGCGCTGTCGGTCTTCTGCGGTTACCTAACTTCTCAGTACTGCCTGAGCACCGGTCATACCGATTTATCACAGATACTTGTGCCGCTAGCCACACTGTTTGGTGAGAAGTTTATTCAGTACGTCATGGAGAATCATAAGACAATCCTAAACAACCTGCTTTCATTGCTAAGGCGCAAATGAGCGACGAGCCAAAAGATAAGCAGCGCCTCGGCGAGAAAATCAAAAACTCGAAGTTCGGGACATTTGTCCGCGACCGGGTAAAGCCTGTCGCTGGCGATATTCTGGAGGTCGTCGGTGACATTACTGGCATACAAGCTATCGAGACGGTTGGCGCACTAATCAATGGCAAAAAAGAGCAGAGTGATGAGGCGGCTAAACTTGCTCAGGATTTTGAGCGGTACAAGCTCGAGTTCACGCTAGAAATGCACAGGCTCGACATACAGGCAGAGCTGGAGGCGTACAAGGCAGAAGTGGAAGATCGCGCAAGCGCCAGAATCCGCGAGGTCGAATTCACCAAAGCTACCGGGAAGAGGGACTGGCTGATGGGTGCCGTAGTGCTTTCAGGACTTCTGCTTCTGATCGGCGTCGTGCTCTCGCTTATCTTTATCACAATACCACCAGAGAACCAGAGGCTCGCCGACATGACATTCGGAGCTATCATGAGCATCGGAGCAAGTATCTTTAGCTATTACGTCGGAAGCTCCAAGAGCAGCCACATGAAGGATCAAACTATTAAGAGCCTAAGCAATGCCGAGTAGAGATATACAAGACTGCACAGAATTACTGCAGCTCGTATGGTTGCAGGCAGCAAAAGTATACGCAGAGAAGTATGCCGATATGCCTCAGCCGTTTTTGACTTGCACTTTTAGAACTAACGAGGAGCAAAAGGAGCTATATGCCAAGGGTCGAACTAAGCCCGGTAAGATTGTAACACACATCCGCGAGAACGGCAAGCATAACACACACCCAGCAAAAGCTTTTGATATAGCGTTCAAAAAGCAGGGAGGTCTTGACTGGTCGCCTATACACTTCAAACGATTTGCAAAAATAGTTAGCGAGCTTAGTGATGGCGTGGAATGGGGAGGAGACTGGAGTAGATTTAAAGACTTGCCTCACTTTGAGGTAAAATAAAAAAGAGCCCCATAAAGAGGCTCTTTTTAAAATTACGCACCAAGGTGTCACCAAAGAAACTTAATGCGCTTGTGCCTCCTTGAGACGTGTTCTACAACCACACCTCCACGTTCCTCCAGAATATAAATTAGCTGGTACGGATCTTCGATGCGATGTTTGTGGCGTAAATTCCTGAATCGTTCAGCTGACGTGTCTATCCAGCTACTGCCATGCGTGCTTCTAAGCTCATCTAGAAACTTGACCGTGTTTTCACGAAATCTTTTGTAGATGTCCGTGGAAACTGGTTTAGGTTCCGGAAACAGTTCAGCTTGTTTGCTTGCTTTGAGAACTACCGAGATCTCGTCAGCGGAGAGGTGAAGGCAGACACCGCCTTCTGAATCGCTTGTGATTTTCATTTGTATGCTGGGTTTTGAGTTATTTGCCATAGTTCGCCATTGATGTTTTTGAGCTTTTTGTGGCTTGAGCTTCTTGGGTTCTGCTCGCTCAGTAGATGATACCGGAGCTTTCGCAGATGTGCAATACGCTCCACTTCTTGTTCTGTGTATGTTCTCATGGTGTTAAAATTTGAATTTCTGTTTCGACGTCTCTCCAGTACTGGGTCAGCTCATGTCCACAGTGGTTCTGCATCTGCTCGGCAAAAAGAAGAGCGCAGCGCTGGGCGGCTTCTGACCGGCTACGGCGACCTCGGAGCGACATGTCGGGAACGACATCACTGAGCAGGTCGTAGAACTCATCGTAGATATTCAGCGCGTGGTCTTTAGCTGTCATTCCTCACCTCCTTCATAAGTTTTATTATAAAAGCCTGTGTCTACACCCTCATCAAACGCTTCTTTAATCTGCTCACGCTCCATTGCTTTGGCTTGTTCAAAATCTTCTTGTGTCAATTCACCGTTCTTAAAGAAATGTGTTTTGTATAGCCAGTCTACTGCTGTTTGTTTACTCATTGCTCACCTCCTTCATGCTCGTGCGAAGTCTCGCGTGTATGTTCAAACATCAAGTTCATCACTCTATCGAAGTCCTCGCGTGTGGCCTTCTCGAAGTCTGGACGTGTGAGCATCTTTGTGACTGTCGAGCTGGGAAGATGAGCCATGTCTTCTCGTATGCGTTCAATCTGGACCGATGTGACGACTCTGTTGACGCTGATAAAGATCAAGTTCTCCTTGAATAGTCCGAGAACGATGTCGTCTTCGTTATGTTTAAAAAAGCTCGGTACCGGTAGCTCGAACTCGAGCTCGTCGGCTTTCATTACTTTGATAGTCATGACTTTCCCTCCTTCTCTTGTGGTCTCCAGTTCACCTGCTCTTTTGATAGGTTGGCCAAGATAGTCCTGATCAAAATGTCCCGGTGTGCATCGTTTAGCTCGTAGCTTGGGTCGATGACGACCTCGTACTTAATGCTGCCGTTTGTGTGTCTGAGCAGCTCAAAGGCGTAGCTTGGCTGCGCATGGTCCGAAAGCGCCAGCGTAATACTTCCTTGAAAGTGTTCCGTGCGCTTGTGTGGTTTGTTGTCGATTGTAATCATTTATGTATGTTTTAGATTTTGCATTGCTTGTATGGCCTCGAATATCGCGAGAGCGACCTGTGGCACGATGGCGTTACCGTAAGCCTTTATTGATTCAAATCTCCATTTTGAAAAGGTAATTCCGTCCAGTTCGGTGGGAAACCCATCATCTCTTCCACAAAGCGGGGATTGAGTTGGGAATTCTTGCCATCCTCTACTGAAATATTCATCAAAACTTTTATTTTGGTTTCCATATGCAGTGTCCGTCGCTTTCTTTCGGCTTGACAATCTTGATTTGTGTCGCTTGTAATTGGCGTCGGTAGCATCCCCTGATTTATTAACGCATTCTTGAGGCACGTACCCCCCTGAGCAAAGTTCGTGCTTCGGTCCGTTCCCGTTGCGGTCGGTGTAGGCAATAAACCAGATGCGATCTCGTCTGTGCGGAGCGCCGACGGCACAAGCTGGAAGTAGAAACGGGAGCACTTCGTAGCCGAGAGCCTCCAGGTCAGCTTGCACCTCGTCGAAGACCAGTCCCCCGTTCCAATTAGTAAGGCCGCGAACGTTTTCGCCCACGACGTAGCTCGGGGAAGTTTCTCGAATGACTCTAAGCATCTCCGGCCAGAGATGGCGCTCGTCTTCCTTCCCCAGTCTTTTACCTGCGCTGGAGTATGGCTGGCATGGGAAGCCTCCAGTGAGGATATCGATGTCTCCTCTGTGAATAGTGAAGTCTGTTTTTGTGATGTCTTCATAGCTTTTTGATTTAGGGAAGTGATGTTTTAGTACTTGCTGTCCGAACGGATTCCATTCGCAATGGAAAACGTTTTCCCAACCCATCCACTCGGCCGCGAGGTCGAAGCCTCCGATGCCTGAGAAAAGTGATCCATGCCTCATTGTTTCAATTTTTTGAGTTTTGCCTTGTATATCTTGATTTGCCCCTGTATCTCATCAACTGATAAAGACATCCGTCCGTTTTTCGCCTCGTGTAGAGCCTCATATTCCTTAATTCCAATCCGGAAAATTAGCTTGGCACCATATTCTATAAGGTTTCCGTGCTTGTGCTGGTTGCACTCTACGCACTGTCCATGGACGTTCGTTTCGGTAAATCGCAGGTTCGGGTAGCTGCCAACACTAAAGTAGTGCCCGGCGTCGTACTTGCCTCGAAGTGGCTTTGCGCAACTAATGCAGGTGTACATCTTGTCTCGTTCTCGGATGTATGCGTTAAACACCGTCTGCAGTTCTTTGAGGTAATCCTGTCTGGTCTTGATTTTTTGCCTCATCTCTTGAATCTTAAGCCTATTCACTTTTGCGTTCATAGCTTTCGAGTTCTGTAGGATGCAGCTCACCTTTGTGCACGTTACTTGAAGCGTGCTAATCATAGGCGTAAACTGGTCTTTGCAGATTTTGCACTTTTTAGTTTTCATATTCAATAGTATCTATAAGGGCCATGATATGACGGGGTATGCGTGAGAGCTGCCTGCGGTGGTGCTTCCAGTTGGTCTTAACGTGCCCTATCTTTTTAGCAGAATGCACAATGTGAAAGAGCTCATTTTTTGAGTTAATGACGTCGTAGGTGCCGTCGCTGTTTGGGTAAACTTTCATTTTTTAAAATGGTAAGGGTTCATTTTTTATTTGATTGCTGTATTCAATGTATCGCATAACATTTGGCAAGAAGCGCATTCGTGCGATTCCAGTCGATCCATTTCGCTGTTTGGCAACTATGTACTCGCCAAGACCTTCTACGCTATTGCCTACCTCGTCGGCTACCACACCGTAGTACTCAGGCCGGTATAGAAAAACAACAATGTCGGCGTCCTGCTCCAAACTTCCTGATTCACGCAGGTCCGACAGCATAGGTCTTTTCTCGGCTCGTGCCTCAACCGCTCTTGACAACTGACTTAGAGCAATAACTGGTATGTCACATTCTTTGGCAATTAACTTTAGGTTGCGGCTTATGGTGCTTAGCTCCTGTTCACGGTTCTGTCCGTGCTTTCTAGTGCCAGAGCTAAGTAGCTGAACGTAATCCACGTAAACTATACTGACCGAGTGCTTTTCAACCATAGTTTTTACCCGGGTACGAAGGTCAAGTACCGAAAGACCTGCGGTATCGTCAATGTAAATTGGAAGCATGTTCAGGTAATCCTTTTTCGATTGAAAAAGTCGCAGTTCGTCGGTGTCCAGTTTGTACTTCATCAGTTTCGATCCATCAATTTCGGTCAGCATTGAAAGCAAGCGAAGAATAACCTGCGAGCTCGACATTTCAAGGCTGAAAAACGCAACTGGCACACCGTGCACCGCCATAGATAGCATTTCGCTCAGGGCCATTGCAGTTTTTCCCATGCCCGGGCGACCTGCCATGTACATTAGGTCACTTTTTTGATGACCACCAATGATTCGGTCAACCGAATATATACCAGTAGCTAATCCGCTAAAGCCATTTGTGCTTGTTTCCCGTGAAATAACCATTTCGGCTATTTTTTCGGTAAACTCGCTTACGTGCGACATTGTTGTTTTGACTGATTTGTTGAAAATCTGTGACATTTGTCCCGTAAAGCGGTCGTAAATTTCAAATACGTCCGTCGCACCGTCAAAACTTAGGTCGTGAACCTGTGAGCTTATACGCGCAAACTCTCGCTTCATATAGTGCTCGTTCAAAAATAAACACCACTGGTCTATGTTTGCAGTCGATGCCACCCGGCTGGTGAGGTTTGCGATGTAGGAAGGTCCTCCGGCTTGGTCGAGAAGGCGCTTTTTGCGCACCGCTTTGGTCACCGTAAGCAGGTCTATGGGAGAGTTTTGTGTGTATAGCTCAGCCATAGCCTCAAAAATGGTGGCGTTTTTTGGGTCGTAAAAGCGCTCCGGACTAAGATGAGCCATAACCGACGTCATTGTCCTGCCTTCAAGAAGTATGGCACCTAGTACCAGCTGCTCGAGTTCTGTATCGTGTGAGGGTATGCGTGAAATCATACTGGTCGGTATTTATCTGGTGAGGTGTATACTGCTGGCACGGAACCATTACGAGGGTCATAGGCTCGAACCGGTTGCTGTTTATGTTCTTCGCGGAACCATACACCGCGCATCTTCTGTTTCCATGCTCGAACAGGTTCGCCTCGTGAGTCTTTCCAGCCAGCCTCTGCGTAATAATGATATGCCTTAGTTGCTACTTCTACGCTATAACCATTGTCCTTAAAAAAGGCCTGCACCTCCTCAACCGTAGGTGCGGAAAGAGAGCGCTTTCCTTTTACCTTATCATTCTCCTTATCATTATCATTCTCCTTATCCTTTTCCTTCTCGGCTTTTTTGGGTTTATCCGGGTTCTCTTGGGTTCCCAAAATACCCACTGGGTTCTTTGGCCTGCCACCTTTAAGTCCATTGAGTCGATTACGCTCGCAGACTTTCTCAAACTGAACAAGGTCACGCTTCCATTGATTAACGAAGGGAACAAGCGCAAGCCTAATAAGCAGCTCTGATGGCAAGACACCCGTCTCGTGATAGGAGCGCATAGCTCTAAAAAGTTGGCCGGCTTGCTCATCAGTTAGCGAGTCCAGAACTGACAGGCTATCGCAGTGTATTAGAAATGAGTTTTTCATCAACTTATAGGTTCATTCCATCACGATTTGCCCATGCATTATCCACAGCGCCACTCCATTCTTTAATATAGCGCTGCTTTATAGCTTCGGCACGCTCTATACGCTCACAGAGAAGCTGTAGCGATACGATGTCAGCTTCGATACGTGCGTAGTGAAGACGACGGTGCTCTGGTTGTCTCGGGTCGTAGCTGGCAAAGTAGGCAGCAGTTGTCTGATGCACCAACATGTTCATTTGAACCTGCCAGTAGTAGTCCTCGTTTATTTCTTGAAGACTTAGTCCACCGGTAACTCTGGAATGCATAAAATGGGTCACGCTGTTGTATGGGCACTTTATCTCAACGATAAGCAGTGGGTCCATTTCACGGTCGTATATTATGGCGTCGGAAGAGCAGCCAGCGTAATCGTTCCATAATTTGAACGCCGGCTTCATAACCATTCGCACCTCACCGCGTGATTCAAACTCAAGACGTTTGTGCAGTTCGTTCAAGGCGTGTTCTTCCCACTCATTTCCCCAATCAATCGCTCTGCCGTAGGCATCCTCCTGCGACTCACCCGTTATGACCTCCATGGCCTTCTGAATGACGTATTTGTCAGCGCTCTGCGATAGTCTGCCAGCCTCCCTGTCTGCTTTGCTTCTTGGGTCATTCATTAGGTGGTGGACGGTGGATGCGGTAAACTTGCCAAGGCGAATCTTGTCCCATGCCTCGGACTGTTGACGGATTTCTTGTGCGTGCTGAAGCACGTCTGCAGTGTATTTATTCATGATTTATTGCTTAATAGGTTTTCGATGTGGGCTTTTTGTTCTGGGGTAATTAGCTCGGCAAGCTCCTCCATGGCCTGACGAATTTCAAACTCGTCCTCTCCCTTTTGGATGCTTTGTTCAATAAGCGCCATCGTGTGCTCTGGCAACTTTGCGATGGGCACATCTTTGCGCGTAATCTTGTAGGGCTTATAGGTGTCCTTGTTTTTTCTATTCAGGTCACGCCCAAACACCTTACCGAGGCTTTGTGCAGCGTTTTTTAGGCACTCAGCCTTTAGCTTTGGAAAGGCCATATCGAGGGCATTCGGCTTCTTGTTTGATGGCGATAAAGCCCACTGATTACGCAGCTGTGGGTCGTCTTTAATAGAGTCCGGCACGCGGTCAACCATGATAACCACCGAGGCGGCACCGGTACGTCGAATCTCAAATCCTGTGACCGGGTGAACTACCACGAGCTCAAGAGAAGCCTGCACCTCGTTGGCTATTGTGTGCCACTTGAAGTTCTCGGTTTTCCACTGCCCGAAGAACATCTCGTCCAGCGTCATCTCGATGTGGCTGATGACTACGGTCTTCGCTTTTTTGTCTGGAGTAGATTCAGTCGACTCCTCTGTCGGCTCTTTATTGAGCTGTTGCTGAAATTTCTGGAGCGCGTCAATATTGACTTCTTGAATTGGATATCTCATTTCATTGGAGTTTTTTCGTAGTTTGACATTGTGAACTTAACGGCCTCATCAAGGTAAAAATTAAACTGCATAGCAGTAATTGGATGATACCGGTCGGTGTAGGACTGATGTATCGGATGCTCAAAAGGCAGCGGCTCATTTGGATCATAGGCAAAGCGCTCAATCTTGCACCACTCTGCCGTCTGATAATCTCGCTGCATTCGCACGTAGTGGCCTTGGTAAATTGCAATGTAGGTTCTCGACCCACTTGCACGGTAAATTGGCGCATCTATCTCGTGACGGATAACTGTTCCGGACCAAGTTTGGAGAATCATGGCTGCACCTCCTTTCTAAATGTGGTCATGTCAGCAATAACCTGTGCCATCTTTGCCTCAAATCGTCCCTGAGTGGAATCGATGAACTCGTCACTAGTCAACACTTGACCAAAAGAGCTATAAGCCTCAAATACTTCTTCCGGCTTTATCTCCTGCATCTTGATGTAGCTCCAGCTTTTGTTGTAGGACTCGTAGATGTAAATGTAGTGGTCCTCAAAGATGGCGCAGAATACATTTCCGTCTACGTTCTCGCGGAAGGAAGGAGCGACGAGCTCAACCGATGTCGTCGTCCGATTAGTGAAGCTGATATTCATGACACTACCTCCTCATCTTCGTTAATTAAAAAAGCAAAGTTTGAGTGCGAGAGCTCAATACGATAATCGTTAGCAACGCCGCAAGAGCTCATTAGTGCAATGCCATCCGGCAGCTCAGTGTAATCGTAGCCAAGCTCTTGGCATCGCTTAAGGAAAGCGGCGTGAGCTTCTACAAAGTTTGGAAAAAAGTGCACAGCGTGGCTTTTTGGCTGGCCATTCAGCTGTTCGATTGTGATACAGTACTTCATGTGTGTGTGTTTTTATTAGTAAAGACTACGGGAGCTTGCTCCCATAGTTTCGGCTATTCAAGCCTCATCAGTTTACCTTACGATGGCAGCTAGTATATCAAAAGCCTGCGCGTCCATTGCCCCAGCAGCACCGGTCATTTTTGCTTCTACACGTCCATTTTCACGCTTGGGTGCGCTAGCCTTATGAGTGGTGTAGTGTGTAACGCCGCTCATCAATCCCCATAGCGAACCGCCTTTGTACGCAGTCTCGCTGCGAATGCTATCAAGCAAATCAGAGGCTATGTTGTACTTACGCGCACTGTGGTCAGCACGAATAGCAGCCGGCGTCTTGCTAGTATCAACATCCGTCAGCTGTTGCACGACATTGCGCACAATCTCAGGAGTCATTGGAGCGTCGGCCATTTTCATGAACATATCATACAAGCTCTTGTCGGCTTCCACAATACCCAGTATTTGATGTTTTGCCGCTTCGATGCGATCGCGCATACTAGCAGTGTGACGAACCCGGCTCATTGCCTTGTCACGAGCTGCCTTGTAAAAAGTGTTCTGACAGCTTATAGTGTACCCTAGGCTGCCGAAGCAAACGCTGCTGCTACCGTCAAATGAGTTAAGAGCAGTCACGTACTTTTCTATTCGGTCGTAGTTGTCACCGATACCAGTTACGCTACCTGCTGAAAGCTGCAAGAATACTTTCTTGCCACCATTGAGAATGCCACCTTTGTGAATTGTGTATCCGAACTCACCAGCAATCGCCTCGCAAAGCTCGGCAAGCTCCTCGTTCTGAAATACTGAGTAATGCTCGGACATTACACCGAGGATGTCGCCGTTGTCGGCACGCTGGTTAGCGTAGTAGTCCACCGGGGTGCCGTCAGGAGTGCAGAGCTGCACCTTGTTTACCTGCCAGTCAAGACCAGTAGACTGCAAGGTTTCGATTGTTTTTGCACCCGAGGTGATGTTTGAAAGCATGCTTTCGATGTTAAGTGTGTTGTTCATATGTGTGTGGTTTTAAATATTTATTTTTTTGAATTTTAAACTACTTTTCCAAAACGCTTTTTCATGTAAATTGTAATGACTTTTCCAATAAGTAAGCGAAGCTTTAATTTTTGTTCATAAGGCATGTTTGACATCATAGCTTCCTCAAGCTGGTCAATTAAGATTGCAACCTGTTCCATTGAAAGTTGCTTTACTGAAATAAGGTTAATTTCGAAATTCATAACTTTGGGTTGTTTTTAAATTACCCGACAATGTTAAGTGGCTTTTTTGCTACATTCCAAAAAAAAAATACAAAAGTTTCAACAATTTGTTGTTAAAAGAACATAACACACTAATTTACAGGTAAAAAGGATTGTTAAAAACTATCCAAACTGGTATTTGCCATAGTTGGGCCGCAGTTCAAAAAACATGCGCATCATGATAGCGTCGGCGTAGTCAGGCGAAACACCGTGCATTCGGCTTATTTCCTCCTTTGAGGTAACCGATAGCTTACCGTCAGCCTCTGGCCTGCGACGCTTAATCATATCCAGCTCCCTACTAATAGTGTCCCTATGCGTACGTGGAAGCACAAGCGCACGCTTCTCTATCAGTTCGGCCAGCTTATAGTAGCACTCGCTTTTGAGGTGCACAAATCTGTCCGGGTGTATGGCTCGCGATCCATTCATAAACTCGCGGCATCGGAGCACATCGCACAGACCACCACCAACACCGTCCGCATCGGCTATCACCTGACCCATTTTAATAGTGTTCTTGGCTGCTATTTCACGAATTACGCGCACGACCTCGTCTACCCTTTGCTTACGTAGCTCGTGAATCTCAACACACTGGAGTCCTCGCCATACAGCAATAACCGTCCTGTCCTTGCCAAGCCGGGCAACGTCGGCTGTGATATACATTTCTCCACCTAGCTGCTCGTCCCTAAAGCAGGCGCTAACGTCATCGTACTTAAAGAGAGCGTCATTACTTTCGTCGTACTCCCAAACACCCTGCAGCAAGCGTTGGCGGTCAACCTCATTAAGGGCATCAAGCGTGGCAACATAGCTTTCAGGCAGGTGTGGGTTGTCATAGGCAAGGGACTGCACAAACGCACGCTCATCCGGCATGACGGCATCCCTCCATGGCAGATAGAACTCATGGTATAGCCATCCTTTATGAGGATTACAGGTCAGCAGTATTTTTGGTGGCAAATCATACTCACGCATTTTATATCGAAGGCAGCTGGACAAAATCTCAACCGCACGACGAGACACCTGCGCTGCTTCATCGACCCACGCATCAGTCAACTCAAGACCTTGCAGCTGCTGGAACTCCGGGTCTGAGGGATAGGCAAAGAGGTCCTTGAGCAGGATTTCGCTCCCGTTCTTAAATGTAATCACGTTCAGCTGGGCATTAAATGTAAAATGCTTCTCAGCTTGCAGGCCGTAAAGTGTGGCAACCTCAAAGAACGTCTTGAGCGTAGTCTTTTTGAGCGTGTCGAGCTTCGATCGACCTATCAGCCCACGCGTGCCCGGATACTTTAACCTGCGCTGTATTTGCCAAACGCAGCCAGTAAATGACTTTGCCCCACCACGACCTCCTCCAAAGAGCACCCACTTTGCCGGGCTGTCTACGGTTAGTGCTTTAAAGCACTCGTATTGCTTCGGCAGGAACTCTATCTTTGACATTAGAAAGGGAGGTCGTCGTCGTCGGTCTTTTCAGTTTTAGGCGCTGCAGCTGGAGCTTCTTGCTTTGGTGCCTCGACAGGTGTAAACGATAGGGATGAATACTTCTCGCCATTTTTCTCCTTTGTCCAGCCAGAAATGCGATAACTCTTACCACCGATAAGGCATGTGCCATTTGTGTCTGGGTGCGTGTCCTTCTCCTTTCGCTTGTTTTTAAATAGTACGCCGGTATTCGGCTTCTGTTCGTATTTGCTCATAATTTGTAATTTTCGTCTCTAGTTAGCTTGTAAAGCTCAGTCATAACCGACCACATCCGGGCATTTTCCTTTAAGCAAGGCCTAAGCGACCTGCGTGCCATTAATGCAAACAGCTCTTGCTTAAGTTCTTTTATGCGCTCGGCGTCTTCCATAGTGGTTCGATGCTGTTAATCTTTGCGGCTGCTTTCCAGTGCCCGTATGTCGCAAGCATGTTTGTAATTGCAATAAGCTGCTTGCGCATGAACTGGTCACTAGCCAAGTATCCCTCAATCATGTGTCGAGCGTGAATGATACTGGCGTGGTGTATTTTGCCGTCAAACATTTTTTGTATATCTCGGTACGTTATGCGTCCTATGCTGTGAAGCTCCTCGCACATAATAAACAGCACAAAGTACCGGGCATGCACCTCGGGTGCTCGTCGGCTTCTAATTTTGCCGACTGTCTTTATGCCGGTAATCTCGCTAACGCAATAGCAGACAATAGCAAAGAGCTGGTCCGGATCGCGCTCAATAGCCTGCATAAGGTTGTCGCAGTGTGAATCATACTGCTCTGGCATTAGGTTTACGATAGCTGTGTTAACATCATATAGGTGCCGGTCGGCAATAAGAGGCTGCAACTTGAGAAGAACTTGAAGCGCTAAGTCCCTGTTAAGAATACTTCCGAGTTCCGCGAGAAGGTGCTGGGCCGTATGTGATAATCGTGTTGACATCCGTATTAGTTATTTGCGCTAGCTTTTTGTAATACCTAAGTTGTATGTTGTCCGGATCTTTAAGCCAGCGGTACATAGTCCAGCGTGCTATCTTGAGCCGGCGTGCTGCTAGCTCCTTAGTTCCGAATTGATCGAGAATAAATGCTTCAAGGGTCATGTTCATAATTTGCACGGTCAGAAGTGTTGAGCGACCTGTCCCGTCAATATCTTTGCAAATATATGACACAAAAGTGCAACAAGGCGACGAACTTAATGTCGAGGTAGAAAAAAGATACTCACACTGGCGTAAAATGGCTATTGGCCTTGAGCGCGATATAGTGCGAGGTGAGGACCTGCTTAGTGAAACACTGCTAAAGATATACGACCGTCACCGAGAAGCGGCACTAGATGTGGCAAGGAGAGGTAAACTAGATGAGTACGTCAGACGGTCAATGTTTCTCATGAAGATTGGCCGCTACACAAAGTACGCAATTAAATACAAGCGATTTGCGTCGATGTGGAGCTGCGAGGTCAGCGCTGACAATATAGAACCTGAGGTGCCTTTCATTGGTGCAAGATTGGATAATGAATACGTCGACGCGTATATAAGTATGATGCCAGAGCTTGATGCTGTTGTCCTTAGGCTGTACGCCATGCAGGACTTTAAGTACGACGTTGTAGCAAAGGAAACAGGCATACCGAAAAAAGTGCTATACAAACTGGTCGAGAAGGCCATAAAAAAAATAAGAGACAATGTTCAAGCTCAACGTCCCAGCGAGAGTCCGGATGGCCCGGATGAATGAATGTGGCAAATGCAAGTTCTACAAAGCAGAAACTAGCAGCTGCGGAACACCCATGAATCTTAAAGGTCTAGTGACCGGCACGCATGGTGGTCTGGTCGAACCGGAGGAGGTTGATGTAGACACTGAGGTTCAAGACCTGAACTTGGTAAAGTACTACAAGAAAAAAGTGAGGCTGTGCGGATGCCCTATTCCAGAAAAGACCAAGTGGAGCTTTGAGTCCTGTCCGATTGGGCGGTGGGGTAAGTATAGACTAACGGATACCGAAACCAACATGCTCGAGGAATTTATCAACTCGCTACCGAAAGTTGGCACGCTATCCAGCCAGCAGGTTGACAATGTAATCAAATGGTTTGAGCGAGTCAGCGGTCGCCCTATGAGGCGCTGTGATAACTGCGTAAGGGTGGTCATCAAGGAACTGCAGCTTCAAATAGGCAAAAAGCAAGACGTCCAGATATGAGACACAACGGCCACCGCATATACGTGGAGAACAACACCCTGTTTGCTATCTCCCTTCTAGAGAAGGAGGACACAGACTTCGACGAAATAACAGACAAGGTGCTTCGGGATTTGGCAATACACCGCCCGAAACAGTACAGTGAGCACCGCATCGCACTCAGACTGGAGCACGTCGTCGGAGTATACGAGAGCGGAAATGACGACATCACCATGATTGAGTTATCAAACGGATATGTTCACCGGCTGAAAGCGCAGTACGAATACGTCGAAGCTCTAATTTCATACAAGGCATAACCCATGTGGAAGCTCTACATCGTATATGTTCTATGGATTGCGATCGCAACTGTCGTAGTTATGTCGCTCATGGACCTATTTAATCAAACCAAAAAACGCAAATAATGCCAATACCCACACCCAAACCTGAGGAGAAGCGCGAGGACTTTATGGCTCGCTGCATGTCCGACTCAAAAATGCTGACAGAGTATTCTGATGCAAGCCAGCGCTACGCAATATGCATAACCAAATTTAAGGAAGCCAAATGAAAACACAAAAAATGAAGCTGTCGGCCATTAAGCCGAATCCGTCAAACCCACGAACCATCAAGGACGGCAAGTTTAATCGCCTTGTAGAAAGCATTAAAGCATTCCCACAAATGCTTGACATTCGCCCCATTGTCGTCAATAGTGACATGATTGTACTTGGCGGCAATATGCGCCTCAAAGCCTGCAAGGAGGCTGGTCTTAAAGAGGTGCCGGTTATTGTTGCTGAGGACTTTAGCCCAGAGCAGGAGCGTGAATTTATTATTAAAGACAACGTCGGCTTTGGAGAGTGGGACTGGGAAATGATAGCCAATGAGTGGAACACCGAGGAGCTTGTAGATTGGGGACTGGATGTGTGGCAAGCACCAGCCGAGGTAGATTACTCAATACTCGACGGTTCGGACCTAGATAATAAAATTGATGACATGTCCGGCGATGTCAAAAAAGCTATACAGATTGAGTTTGAGCAGGAGCACTACGAGGAGGCGTTTGCACTGGTTAAGTTTTGGCGAGAGCAGGATGCCTATGTCGGCAAGATGATTCTTGATTTCTTAAAGCAGGAAAAGGAAAAACTATGATAGCTTGCATACCAACAAAAGGAAGACCACAGACAAAAACCTATCGGCTATTTGAGGAGGTCGGCATTCAGGTGTTTCACTTTGTAGAACCTCAGGAGTATGACGCATACGATGTGCCGAACAAGGTAAGCATTCAGCAAAACAGCCAAGGCATAGGTTACGTGCGAAACTTCATGCTGAGCTGGGCCCGGGAAAATAAGCAGGAATGGATTATTATGTGCGATGATGACGTCACATCTTTTGGAATATACAACGGCAAGACCGTAAAGAAGGATGCGTCAATATGGAAGGACATATACGCAAAGGCAAAGAGTTTACCGTTTGAGCTCATTGGTATTAACTACACGCAGCATGCTTGGCACGAAAAGACAAGCTACTCAATAAACAAGAAGTTTGCTGAGGTCTGCGTTCTAATTAATGTCGGCAACATACACTGGGATTACAGGCCGGAGTTTAACCTAAAGGAGGACAGAGACTTTGCGCTGCAGACAATTCAAAGAGGCCATGGCATTCTCCGCTTTAACCACTACTGGTTCAGTTGCCCAGATGTCGGCACAAACAAAGGAGGTCTGCAAGATGAGTACAAGGCAAAGAAAGATGAGGCGTCTGCAGCAAAGATGGCATCGGAGTGGCATCCTTTCGTCACACTGCAAAAGAAAGGCACACGAGTAGATATGAAAACTGATATCAAAGCATTGGCAACTCACTACAAAAGACAGGTAAAATGAAGCGAATTGATCTAGTAAAAGTGGAGCACGGCGTCAAGATTGGCGATGTGTGCGAGTACAAAGAACCAAACGTAACAGAGGATTGCATTTTTTATGCCGACGGCGAGCCCATTGGTTTCTACTTGTCAAAGATGCCCGAGAAGATGTGTAAGCTGGCAAACCTAGCGAATGCCGAGTTTCGTAGCAAAAATGTACCGAAGCAAAAGCTCCTGCGACAAAACACAGACGGATACGATGAGGTCAACAAAAGGTACAAGTACAAGGACAAGGTAGAGCAGCTCAGCACAATCATAGGTAGCATCCCACCGGCCGCACAAAGAGGGCGACCCTACGCTAATCTGCACAGCAACCACAGCGTCAAGTCAGCAGGCACATTTATCAAAGCAATGATAATGCTCGGCTTGGAGGCAGAAAAACTCGTGCAGGAGCACCTACCCAAGCAGTATGAAAACCAGCTTAAAATATACAAGGGAACGTCAAAAAAATGGATGCTGACGAATATGTTTACAAGCTCAATATCCAATTACAACATATCAGCTGGCTTTCACATAGACTCCAAAAACGCAAAGAACACGGTGAACGTCATCATCTGTAAAAAGCTAAACGCCAAGGGAGGTGACCTACACATACCAGACTACAACGCTACCATAGGTCAGCAAGACAATTCCATTCTAGTTTACCCGGCGTGGCGCAACGTGCACGGTGTAACACCAATAACTCCAACGCATGATGGCGGATACAGAAACTCACTAGTATTCTATCCGCTCAAAGCATTTGTTGATTTGCAGTAGCAAAAAAAACACACTTCATGATAAATTTTTTTGCACACCCGGTAAAAAAGATTCATTTTTGGTCTATTCAATAAAGCACAAGTAAAATGAAAACGAAACAGCAGCTTAGAGAAATGCTAGCACAAAATACGCAGCTGACGGAAATTCCAAGCGACGGAAATATGTACTATGGCATATACGATGACGTCGTTGCTGCTAATAAAGCGGCCATATACAGAATTACAAAGCCACAAGATTGGAGTCTGCTTTATGATGGCAGTAAATTCATGATAGCACGCGATAAGAACGTGAAGGAAATAATGCAAAAATACAAAAGCTGGAAGCTGGTTGGCGCCTACGATTCAGAGGCATTTATTAAAAAGAAACTAATCGATGTCAACAATCTATCAAAACACCACAAAGTAAAAACCAGCAAGGAACTAGCTCAGCTGCTCGCCGCTGACTTTGCTAATCCAAAGTTTGACGAATCAGTAGTCAAGGAAGTAAAGAAGCAGCTTAAGTCGCTCACTCCTCAACTTATGAAAGCCACCGGCAACAAGATGAACTTCACAACCTTCAACCTCCCAAAGGATGGTGGACAGGTTCGGGTGAGCGTTCACGTCGAAGATGGTCCCAACGAGGATGCAGGCTCAATCAATACAACGGTCCGAGCAAATGGAGCCGGGCTGCTCAGCGATAAGAACATGTACGCCTATGTCGAACCACTCAAACCAAGCCAGCGCATGGGGAGCGAGTTCTACCATATGGCAGTAACTATATTTAAAAACAAATAATATGAAAAACCAACCAGAACTCATCACCAAAATGCAGGAGAAGGTCGAAGAGATCCGTCTTGCTCAAGAGGTCAGCCAGCAAGTTGAGCTTGCGGTTGACTACGCGAAGTATAAAAAGAACGCAGTAGGGATTAAACTAATTATTAAACAAGTCACAGGGTTTGAGTATGACATGGACCCACTTGAAGACATCCCAGAAATAGTAGCGGCCATCAACAGCCTGAAAGCATTTGAAAAGAAAGTAGCCAGCGCTAAAGGATAACAACATGAAAACACAGAAAGAACTCACACAGCTCCTCAGCCAGAAGGTTGAGGAGATTAACCTAAGCCAGCAGGTTGAGCTCGCTGCTTTAACTCCAGAACAATCAAAAACTTTCATTGCAAGCATTAACAAGATCGTAGGAGAATTGTCAAATATAGATTTTGAAGTAAACAAAGCCTCCGGGAAAGACCTAACTGAATTTGAGTCTGCTATGAAGCTGCTGGACGCTGCAATAAAAAAGATCCGATCTATTAAGTGAGTCGGCCTACCGACATAACGACATCCAAAAAGACCATGCTTGAGAACCTCGAAAAGGCTCTCGGCGTGGTCACTGTCGCTGCGCACAACACTGGCATTCACAGGGACACCCATTACCGCTGGATGAAGGAGGACGAGGATTACAAAGTTAAGGTTAGCAGCCTCAAAGAAGTAACCATAGACTTTGCCGAGGCCCAGCTCCACAAGCTCATCAAAGAAGGCAACGTCGCCGCTACAATATTTTTCCTAAAGACCCAAGGCAAGAACAGAGGGTACATTGAACGTCAGGAAGTCACCGGGGCCGATGGCGCTCCGATTATCGAAATCATTGGGAACATATAACCCAAAAAAGTCAATTTAGTATATGAGAGTTGAGATACCAAAGACTCTGGACGATGTCACGCTCCGGACCTATATCGCGTATATGAACGCGAAGTCGGAGGTGGAGCGCATCAGCGCGTACACTGGAATTAAGAAGACTGTGGTCGAGCACTGGACGGTGGAAGCCGTCAACAAGACAATCGAATTGATTGATAGAAGTGTTGCCGACTGCACTCCAATTCATCTTGCAACTTTCAGGCTTGATGGGAAACTCTACGGATTCATACCGGACATGGACCTAATCACTATGCGTGAGCACGTAGACGCTGAGTCATGGGCCGGTGAGATATGGAAGGGCACGACGGTCAACTGGAGCTTTATGCCACAGCTTATGGCGGTGCTCTTTCGTCCCATCACGGCACAACTCGGCGAGCACTACGAGATTAAGAAGTATTCGATGGAGGATGCCAAGCGCCAAGTGGAAACGATGAAGGGCATGAGTATGAGCCAAGTGCAAGGGGCACTGGTTTTTTTTTCGACTATCGCGCGAGACTGCGTGACAAGTACTCTCGAGGACCAGCTGACGGAAGCGATGATGGAGATGAAGGCGAAATAGACCTGACACCCGATGGACTTGATCGGTATGGGTGGTTGCATATCTTGGAAATCCTGAGTGGCAACGATGTGACAAAGTTTGACGCGGTGCTTGACCGAAACATATACGAGATTTACACGCACCTCAGCTATATGCGAGACTACAACGCAGAAAAGCTAAGAATGCTTAAACGAATAAAGAAAGGACATGTTTAACAACATCAGCTACAACGTCGTCGTCGAGCGCTTCAAAGCGTTTGCAGACGGTCACTTCCTCATCAAAAGGTTTACTCATGGGCAGGTTGACCAAACGGACCTAGACAAGGACCAGCTTTTTCCTTGGATGCACGTCGCACCGGTCGAGGTAAGAGCGGCAACAGGTGCTCGCATCTTCACTTTTGATGTCATCTTCGCGGACATACCTCGCGACAAGGAGGACAAGACCGACTACCAGAAGGAAAGCATCAGCGATTGCATCCGTCTGGCTGAGGACCTGCTGAGTGAAATACAAAACGGACAGGTCGTGTTTAGCAGCTTGGTCGAGGTAGAGGGTGAAAGCTCAATTACTCCTTTTATTGAAGAGTGGACTCACACGCTCAGCGGCTGCACGCTGGCGCTAACTATATCCGTACCCAATGACTACAACGCATGCGACATACCTGCGGACTGGAGCATTGGCGGCGGTGGTAGCTCAACTCCTCCTTCGCCTTTTCCTTCGTTGATTTTGAAGGTGAACAACGAGGACAATGTTGTGCAGAACGTGCTCGACCTTGTTGATGGCGAGAACACCACTATCGAAGACCTTGGAGACGGTCGTGTCCGGATCAACTCAACAGGCGGTGGCGGAGGTGGATCAGTGGCATGGGGTGCTATCACGGGAACGCTCTCGAGTCAGACTGATCTACAGACGGCTCTAAACCTCAAGGCGAATATCACAAGCCTCGGAGCTGCAGCTTTCTCAAACGACTACAACGACCTTGACAACCTACCATCCATACCATCCATCGATGGACTGGTGCCATACACGGGAGCCTCGCAGAACGTAAACCTTGGAGAGCAAAAGCTCAAGACTGAATCAGCAACGGACTTCACAGAGATAGCTCCTTCGTATGTGACAGCGCGCAACGCTGACTCTACGAAGTACTCCAACATCGAGAGCACTGGAGTCACTGTGGTCGATAACCCAGCTGGCGACACGATGAACATGAACGCAGGCGGACTGACTTTCCCAGACGCTTCGAGTCAATACACTGCGGCCGTGAACGCGGACTGGAATGCGACGAGCGGACTGGCTGAGATCCTAAACAAGCCGACCTTCCCTCCCGTGATCGGTGACATGCTCAAAAGCGTCTACGACACCGACAACGATGGCATCGTGGACTTCGCGGAGTCGATGAAGACAGAAGTCAGAAACTCGACCGGAGCGCCGCTATACAAGGGCCACATCGTATACCTCAGCGGCAGCACTGGCAACCTGCCGAACGCAGTCTATGCCCAGGCAAACAACGACGCAAACAGCGCCCAGACCTTCGGAGTGGTCTATGCCGACATCGCGAACAACAGCGACGGCTACGTCATCACGCTCGGACAGATCAACACGCTCGACACCCGGAGCACTGCACCGAACGCCTTCACATCGGACACCCTGGTCGATGGCGACGTGATATACCTCTCGCCAACCACACCCGGACACGTGACGCGCATCAAGCCATCCGCTCCTCAGCACATTGTTTATGTGGGCATGGTCGTGCGCACTTCACCGACGAACGGGACGATCCAGTACCGGATCCAGAACGGCTACGAACTGGACGAGCTTCACAACGTGGTCGCCACTTCACCGGCGGACAACGACTACATGTACTACGACGCCTCGACGTCGCTTTATCGTTTGAGACAGTTAACAGCCGCACGCATCACGGACTCGACCACCGTCGGCCAGAGCATGATGAAGCTCACAAACCCGAGCGCAATCAGTTATCTGCGAATAAACGCTGACAATTCAGTTTCAGCATTGTCGCTTGCTCAATTAAAAACAGAGCTTGGAGGAATACAAATTGCTTTCAAGTCAACAGACCAGTCAAGTAACGTGCTTGCATACGCCGACATTGCTGATCTTTCATTTTCTGTTGTTGCTGGTCGCACATATAAATTTAGAATTGTTTGCCAGTATGACGTGACCAACACTTCAACAGGTACACGTTGGGCGGTTAATGGACCAGCCTTTACTCGTTTATTGTATAACGTTCTTTGGTCAAGTGGTGCTGGATTGCAATCAAACACCGCATACAATACTTATGACGCACCCACTTCGACACTGAATACAAACTTCACAACCCAAAACTGCGCGGTTGTAGAAGGAATCGTTGTACCATCAGCAAATGGAACATTGAATGCTCGTTTTGCTTGTGAATTGACTATTACAAGTGTTACGTGTAAGGCTGGGTCTTACATTGAATGGGAGGAAATCTAATGGCGAGGCCCGTCGAATATCAGAAGCTCTACGACCTGCTTGACGACTTCGGACGTGGAGTGGTGGAGAACGCCGTCTCGAACATCCGAATCATTCGCAAGATAGGCGGCAAGAACAGACGACGAAACGCTTCCGGAACGCTGGCCAAGAACCTGCGCTTCGATCGAAAGCTCACTGGCCGGAGTTCTTACCTGTTCTTCTATGCAGGAGGCGAAGCTGAGAAGTACGGGGACTTCATTGAGCAGGGTGTGAACGGAACAGAGAAGAATTGGGGAAGCCCATACTCCTTCCGAGGTGGCAAGATACCCATCAGCCCAATCTTGAAGTGGATTAAGCAGAAGGGCATCAAGCCGCGCAACGTCGACGACGAGAACAGAATGAAGCGCTCGCAGTTCACATCGGCAGAGCGCGAGAGCAAGAAGACTGGCAAAGAGATAACGATGGAGAAGCTGTACCTGCGCATGGCAGCACGCATGGCAAAAAGCATTAGCAAGAAGGGCATCGAGCCCATTTTCTATTTTAGAGACGCTATTGAAACAGAGCTGGAGAAACGAGACGACGACTTTCTTGCTGCGCTGGAGCAGGCTATAAGCATTAGAGTGGATACAGCATTCAATACAAAGAAAAAATTCAAGACCTAAAACATGGCCATCACAATATCAGACCAGCCGAACACATGGAGCCCAAGAGGACAGCGCTTGCTTTTCTACTTGACAAGCACACAGACTGCGCAGCCGGGATTCCGGATTCGTGCTGAGGTAACCGTCAACTCTACTGGAGATATCTACGCCTTCATGCTTAGCGTAGATCCGTACGGAGGTATTATTTACGACCTGGGCAGCCTGGTGACACTTCGCAACTACGAAGATGACCCGAACCTCCATGCTTTAACTGGAGAAGCTGAGGAGCCTCAAGGCAGTGGCTACGATCGCTACCAGGTGACTTTCCAGGAGTACTGGACCGTCGGCGGTGTGCTCACTCCTCAAGGCTCGGCAACAACACCCGTGCAGATACTTGTCGTGAACGGATACTACCAGATGAGCGACGGATACAAGCCGAACGCGAACATCGGAAGCATCGACGTGAAGTATGCGCTCAGCTCAGCAGCGAACTCTCGTGCCATGAGTGACCGCTTCTCGAACACTCACAGCTGGACGAAGCTCTACTCCGCATACGTCGGCACTCCTTTTCCGGGCAGCATCTACATCCCAGTCCGCGAGGCTGACTTCGGTCAGCTCGTCGTTCCGGGCGGCAGCAGCTACCTCACTAGCAACGCCATTGACGCTTGGCGCATTAGTCTCGTCGATAGTGCTGGTGCGGCACACACGTGGACAAGTGGATCACTATCGGGCTATCCAGTGACAACTCTTGGAGTGTACCCTGCGAACCTAAACGCGGACCCAGCAGTTACGGAAAAGCCTATGGACTATCCTCAGTGGAGGTATTACGTGCTGAGCTTGCTAAATGCCGGCGGTTCTGCCGTAGCCGCTCGATACGTTTTCTACAACGCCGAGGAGTGGGGACAATGGGACTGCCGATATTCGCCAGTGCGCCTTGCTTGGGTGAATAGTCGTGGTGGCTGGGACTACTTCAACTTTATAAAGAAAAACGAAATCACGGACGCAATCGAGCGCAAGCAATACAAGCAGACGCGCTGGAGAAGCAGCTCACCGTTTTACCTATCAAGTGATAGGGTGCTGACAGACCGGGAGACCCTTGTCACTCAGACCTTGAGTGTTACCTCAGACTGGGTTCAGGAAGAGGAGTACGTCTTCTTGCGCGGGCTGTTGGTATCAAACCAAGTGCATATCGTAAACGACGATGGTACCTTTACGCCATGCAGCATTGAGGACACGAGCTTTCTGGAACGTCGCGAGCGAAATGGTAAGCTCTATAACATTGCTCTTCAGGTTAAATACTCACAAGACTACTGGACATGAACAACGACGTCGAGCTCATAGTAACCACAGGTGGAATTGAATCCATCGCAAGCATCAGCAACAACCCGAGCTTAATGGGCATAGGTGTGCTATCTCGTTACGTTGCGACGAGCACGCCTGCAGTAGACGCGATGACCATTGGCACGGTCGTAACTATTCGGAACGCGGCAGGCCAGAGCGTGGTGAAAACTTTGCAAGATGCGCCCATTCTTGATTCGCCCGTGCCTGGTCAGACTCGTCTCAACTTTGCTGGCTCATGGGCACAGGACTACTCTGCCGCAGCCGGAGGTTACTTTCTTTTAGGTGCAACTGCATCTCATTCACTTGAGCTGTATCTCAACGAAACAATATCTCAAAACTGGCGCTTCTCGGATCTTCAAACCTTTGAAGCGCTCGGATCATTCTCCAGGGAGTTTCGCATTCCTGCCACACAAAGTAACTGCGAGGCTATCGGCTATCTTACGGACGTCAACATTGATCCGGACACTAACTATTTACAAGTGAAGCTCCCGGCTGAGCTACGCGTACAAACACTACCTATTGCCTCTGGCTATATTCGGGTGATGCGCGTAATCACGCAGGCAGGAAAGCTCGCAGACTTTGAGGTGACCTTCTACGCCGAGAGTCCTGACCTGTTTAATAAGATCAGCGGCAAGAAGCTCAAGGACATCGAGGCGCTTGCAGACCTTAATGTTGTTCTTGATTACGATGAGGTTCTCGCAGCCTCCGGTTATCCATATTTGTACTCGCTGACAGACTATGGTCAGAAGTGGGACCAAACGGGAGCTCTTGGTTCGAGAAGTATTTACGATGAGACGGTTACTGGCTGTGTTCGTGCTGGAGACTTGACTCCGTCGCTATGCTGGCAGTGGATATTTGAAAAGATAATTACAGAGGCAGGATTTACCTACACGGCTTCAAACCTTGAAACTGCCCTTTACAGATACTATGCTCCATGGATAAACTCCAAGAGTCTTCAATTTGAGGTAAGCGCTGACTCGGCCTTGTTTAGATACTACCTAAGCAGCAATCAAAGTCTGCTTTACACCTATGTTGGGCTAACGCCAATTACCGAGCAGTTTGATAATGGTAGTAATTTGTTGTCAACGGTCTACACAGCACCTACCGATGGAGTGTACTATTTCCGAATTTGGTTTACTGGCTTCATCAATGCTTTTGGTGGAGTTCTTATCCGTGGCAACAACCTCACGACCGGTACAATCATAACTCTTTACCAGCAGGGCAATTTCCTTAATGCCCCTACTCATTATGACAGTGCTAACTCCCTCTTTGGGATTCAGTTGTCTGCTGGTGACCAGTTTGAAATCCAGTGGAGAGCATCAGGTGGTGCTAGCAGCATTGATTTATACGCAGGATCTAGCTATGATACTGGAACTGGAGTAGAGTTGTACATGGTTGACATACGCGATGTGGCAACATTAAATTGGTCGGCAAATTCTCCGGATGTAAGTCAGGCTGATTTTTTAAGAGACGTGCTGAACATGCATTGCTGTGTATTAATTCCCGATAGAACTATACCTAATAATCTAGTCATTGAGCCAATTAAAAACTACATAGGCTCTGGTTCAGATAGAGACTGGAGCAAGAAGCTCGATATCTCAAAGGACATTGTGCTTAGTAATACAAGTGATTTTCAAAATAAGCGCCTAACTTTTACCTATAGTGAGGGTGAGGACGCTGGTTCAAAAATATATTCAGAGGTCGGACGAATATATGGGGACTATAAAATTGAGAACTACACGGTTAGTGAGGACGACGTGCCAAACGATTTTGCACGTGATAGCGAGCAGAAAGTGCAGCTTACTACGCAGTCCACACCATGTAATTATATTAGAGGCACAAGCATCGTAATTCCTAAATTCATAAGCTCCGATGAGGGTAATTTTGTTAACCCAAAGCTGCGCTGTCTATTTTACGCCGGTGACGTCGAAATGACTTTATGGAATAGTGCTGGCAATTTTCCCGACCCTACGTATGTAGCTCCAATACTTAACCACTACGAATTTATTCAGCCTCTGTTCTCGTCGCTCGACCTAAACTGGGCACCTGAGGTTCCGCTTTATATTCAGGGAATTAATCCAGTGAACAACCTGTTCAATGTGTACTGGCGAGACTATCTGAATCAACTTTATTCTCCGAGCGCTCGTATTATGGAGTGCTACCTTGCACTCGACCTATCAGACATTTTGAACTTTACCTTCGCGGACCGCATATGGATTGGTACAGCGTGGTGGCGCATATTAGAGATTAGCGACTACAAGGTTGGAAGCTCCGAGGTCACAAAAGTGACACTTCTTAAACTTGTGGATGCAGTGCCAGAAACAAGTGTAGTGCCAGTTGACACGACTCCGGGTGGCGTTGTTCTTTTTGAAAATCGGTCGGGAGCATCTGCACCGGGCACACAGTCAGCCTGCGAGCGCTTCGGTTACACATGGGACCCAATTACTAATTCGTGCTATGCGTTTACATCGCAGCCCCAAAACACGCAGATTGCGATAGGTGCAAAGTCAGTTGGCATTAGCACACGGCAAATAAGCAATGCTGACAGCACTATTGTGATGGCCGACAAATTAAATAATGACCCACTGAACATATACACCGTAGCAGTTGGGGCTGATATTACAATCGAAGCCAACAACCAGCAGAGCGTAGCCATCGGCGAGAGACTGACTAAACAAGGTGAGGGAGGAGTTGTGATGTATGGCAAAAACGTCCTGACAAGCATGCCGGGTATCCACTACGGTGGAGGTTATCGCGGAGGAGACCCAGCCAGCACGTATGTCGGATGGGCACAGAGCGGCATCATTGTGCTGCAGGACGAGGCAAGTATCCTCGCCAGCGGTGATATCATGGAGCTATTTGTCGACGGAGTGCCTGGCACATATCTAACGCTCCCACCGGACGCAGTGTGGAGCTGCTTGCTCAACTACACAGTGCAAGACAAGACACTTGCTGGCAACTACGAGACCGGACAGCTCAGCTTCGCACTGGTCAATGTAGCCAGCACAGCCTCGGCTTCTCCCGTGGTCGTGATCAACACGAACGGCGGCTTTGGTGGCTATGTCTTCACCTTCGATGTCGACGTCGTTACTGATCCGGCACAGCCACGCGTCACGGTGCAGGTCACAGGCGGCACGTTTTCGGCGACCTTTGTCGTCACAGCCTCACTCTATTACCAACAATCACAAATCAACTGATGAACCATAACACAATTACTCCGCTCCTACACCTGATCAAAGCAGGTTATAAAACCAACACCGGCCAGCGCCACTTAAAAGGTCGACGCATGGTTCTTTTCTACCTAGTGAGGTGGTGTATTGTAGTTGGGGCTTGGGCACTTCTTTCATTAATCGCTTACCTAATACTCGCATAGAATGGCAAAGAAATATGTAATCGAACTTGAAACCAAAGCAGACGGGACTATCGGCACGCTAAACGACGTTGCCAAGGGGCTGGAGGCTGTAGCAAGTGCCGAAAAGAAAGTAGCTTCCAATACAGAAGATGTTACGGAGCAGCTTGCCAAGTTGCGCGAGCAGCTACAGAACACCGATGTCAAAAGTGACCAGTACAAAGAGCTCAGTGAGCAGTATAAGAAACTTGGTGGCACTTTAGAAGACCTCGTTCCAAAGACCGCCAATCTGAAGCAAGAGCAACGTGATCTCAAAAAAGCGTTACTGGCTGGACAGGAAGCGCTCGGCTTGGAGAAGTACACGCAGCTTACTCAGCGCCTCGGTGAGGTCAATGATCAGCTCAAAGACATCGCAGAAAGCGCAGGACAGAATGCAGGACCACCGCTTGAGAACCTGAGCAACATTGCTGGTGGTTTGCAGTATCGTTTAGAGAGTCTTGACTTTGACGGATTGAATCAGGACATCCGAAACGTCGCAGGGAACATTAAGAACTTCTCCTTAAAGGGAATCATAGATGGAGTCAAGGGTCTGGGTGGAGCTTTCTCGGCATTAGGCAAAGCTCTGCTTGCAAATCCTATCTTTGCTATTGCCGCAGCTATTGTTGCGGTAGGTTTGGCGATTTCGTCATTTTTATCAAGTCAGCAAGAGGCCATCGAGAAGCAGAACGCTGCGATTGACAAAAATACAGAACGCCGCAAAGACAACGAGCGCTTGGCTTTTGCCCAAGCAGAAGGCAACAATAGAAAGTTGACTGAGCTCAGACTTGAGTCCAATAAAAAGGACATGCAAGGCACTCAGAAAAAAATTGACAACATTCTTGGATATCAAAGACGCTACGGCTATCTGACTAAGGAGCAGGAGCAGGAGCTCGCTGATTTGCGTGATAAGTTTAGAACGCAGGAGGTTGACCGGGAAATTATAAAAATCGAAAGGATCAATCAGTTGAACCAATCTCGCTTTGACTTAGAGCGTAAATTTAATCAGCTCGGGCTTACTGATAGACAAAAAGCCCAGCAGAACATTGAGTTTGCGCGTATCGAAGAGAAGAAGCGACTTGCACAGCTCGGTGCCAGTGCTGAAGATGTTAAAAAGAGTGACGAGATTTTTCGCGAACAGCGTAGAAAGCTTGACGAAGACTACACTAAGGAGGACGCTGCAAATGCAAAGTCACGAGCAGATACGGCTAAGCAAGAGGCTGACGAAAAGATTGCATTGCAAACAGAAGCATTGGAGGCTATCAAGTCAGCACAGGATGAATTTAACCTTTCCGGAAAAACTGAACAAGACAAGGAGCTGGCAGCAGTTGCAGAAAAGTACAAGGCTCTTAAAGAACAAGCAGAAAAAGCAAAGGTCGACACGAAACAGATTGTCGAGCTGCAAGGTAAAGAGGAGCTTGCCATTCGCCAGAAATATGCCCAGATGCTGATCGAAATAACTAAGCAGGCACAGGAGGAGCAGCAAGCGGTTATTGACGGACTGGTGGAGGAGAATCTCACCGCTCAAAAAAGCGCACAGCAACAGGAACTGGATGCGCTGGGAGAGGTCTACTTTGAAAAGATAACACAGCTCGAAGATGCAGAACAGGATGCCAGCGCACTCCGAGCCGAATGGGAAGCGAAGCGTAAAGCCATCACCGACAAGTACGCACAAGAGGACGTCGAGAAAGAGAAGGAAAGACAGCAGGCCGTTCTTGCTGCGCAGACCGCCGGGCTTACCACAAGGCAACAAGCTCTCGCCAATGAACTCGCGGCTATTAAAGCGGATTATGAGCTTCGCATTGCATTGGCCAGAAAGTATGGTGAAGACACCGCAGCACTTGAAGAAGAGTTTGCCAACAAGCAGAAGGAGGCTCGCATCAAAGCATCACTTGAGACGGTTCAGATGTGGGCGGACACTGCTTCGCAAGCACTGGACGCACTTACCTCATTAAACGAAGCCAAGAGCGCTGAGCTTGGAGAGAAACTCAGTACGATTGACAAACAGATTGAAGAAGCGAGAACAGCACAGCAGCGAGCGGACCTAATTAAGCGTCGAAATATTGTCGAAGCAGAACAGAGGAAAGCGTTTGAGAAAAACAAAAAAATGCAAATCGCGTCGGCCACTGTTAACACAATCGCATCTGCAATTGCTGCCTTTGGTTCGCAACTAATAGTAGGTGACCCTACCAGTCTGGTTCGAGGCGGAATCGCTGCTGCTGCTGCTGCTGCGTCAGGGGCACTTCAAATAGCAAAAATCAAAAACACGCAGTTCGAAAGCAGCACACCGCCCACGAGCTCAAATATACCTGACGCTGGTGGTGGAGGTGATGGTGGTGGCGCTGAGCCAACCACGCCAGCCTTTAATCCGCTAGTGCTTGACTTCTTGAACAATCGCCCGGATCAACAAACGCCTCGCGCCTACGTGCTTTCTGGCGATGTGGAGAAGGCTGCAAATGCACGGGAACGCGTTGAGGAGCTGGCCCGACTTTAAATGAAAAGGGCCATCCTCGTTAGGACGGCCCTCCCACTCACACCTTTGCTGCTATCTGCTAAGGATTAACCGACACCAAAATATATACAAGAAAAATTGCCAAACATGGAAAAGAAAAAAGTTATGAAATGCGTCGTTGACGATAACATGAAGCTCGGCGTTCAGGCTATAAGCCTTGTCGAGTTTCCGGCCATCGAGACCAACTGGGTCGCATTGAACGAAGTTAAGCTAAGCGCACTCAGCGAGGAGCGCCGAATGCTGTACGGGCCTGCGCTAATACCGGAGAAGTACATTCTGCGCATAGACAAAAAAACTGGTGAAGAGTATTACATCTATTTTGAAAAGGAAACCGTCTATAAATGTGCTCACCAGTTCATGATGCAAAACCTACATCATAACCACACCCTAGAGCACGAGCAATCGGTTAAAGGGTGTACAGTTGTAGAGACTTGGTACAAGGAAAGCGAACAAGACAAGAGCGTGCACCTTGGCATCGATGTGCCGGTCGGAACATGGATGGTGGGAAGCTACGTACAAAATGATGAGCTATGGGAAGAAGTTAAGCTCGGCAAGGTAAAGGGTTTTAGCATTGAAGGAATCTTTGACCACATGGTTGCTGAACTAAGCAGTACGCACGAGGACCTTTTTGTTGAGGCATTACTTGCTGCTTTGAGCTCATAAAAAAAAAGGGACGCACTATGGCGTACCCTTTTCAAACATTACACACACCACACACACTGTGGTTGAACGAAGCAAAAGTCGTCACAAAATTGATACAAAGCGGTGAAAGTTTTCGACATCGAGTCAATTTAGAAAATAGTAATAAAATGAAAGGACAGATAGCTCAAAAAGTGCGCGATATCTTTCAGAGTTTTAAAATCGACCCTAAGGACATTTTTCTTGAGGAAGAAGTTAATCTGGAGATTGAGGCTAAGCTGGCAGACGGCACAAGCATTTTCACCAGCGCTGCTGAATGGGGTGCGACCGCAGACGTTTACATGAAGGATGAAAGCGGCGTTAGCACACCACTACAGGCCGGTGACTACCAACTAGAAGACGGCCGCATGATGGTTGTTGGTGAAGATTCCAAAGTAGTTGAAATCAAGGAAATGGAAGTAGAGGAAGAAATAGAAGATGAAATGTCAAGCGAAGACTTGATTAAAACTATTGAAAGTTTGGGTGCGCGAATTGCTGCGCTCGAAGGTGAAAACGCCGAGCTTTTAAGCCAGATAAGCAATGCTCAAGTAGAAAACATCAGCAAAGGAGCTGAGCTATCTTCTGTAAAGCAAGAATTGCAAAGCATTAAAAAATTACCAGCAGTAGAAAGCGTTAAAGCAAAGCGCACTGAGGTATCTCTTGCTCGTAATCAAAAAGAAATAAAGGAAAAAACGTACTCTGCCATGACCGTGCAGGAGCGCGTGAATCAATATCTATCAAAAATTAAATAAGACATGGCAACAACCGTAGACAACACAACCAACTATTCCGGTAAATTTGCCGGGGAGTACATCAAAGCTGCATTTTATGCAAATGACAGCTTGCAGGAAATCACCGTTAAGGAGAACATCGAGTATCGTGCAGTCGTTAAAAAGATTGTAGATAACGTGGTGTTTGCAGATGCGACTTGTGCGTTTGCTCCAACCGGTACAATTACAATTAACGAGCGTTATCTTACACTCAAGAAGCTACAATTCCAGCAGGAGGTGTGCAAAAATGAATTCCTTAATGACTACATCGCAAAGGACATTCAAAATGGTTCGCTTGGTAGCGGCTTGAACGAGGCTATCATGAGCACTATGCTTGCTGGTATTTCTCAGAACAATGAGAACTTGATCTGGACTGGTAGCGGTGCAAACGCTGGCGAGTACGACGGACTTCTCCAGTTGATTGGTACAGACGCTGATGGCGACATCAACTTTGTGGCTACTCCGGTTGCCATTACAAGTGGAAACGTGATATCAAAAGTACAAGCTCTTATTGCAGAGCTTCCACTTGCAGTTAAGAAAGCGTCTGAGAAGCCAGTAATTTACATGAGCTACGACGTATGGGAAAACTATATGTACGCACAGCTTGGCACTGGATATGCTACCTATTTGACGACTGGCCCGGAGGTTCAAAAGACATTCATGGGCTTGTTCAAAATTGCAGTGTGCCCGGGCATGCCAGCAAGCACAATGATTATGTCCCAGCCATCAAACCTTTGGTTTGGCACTAACCTCGTTAGCGACTGGAATAACGTTCAGGTTGTTGACATGGGTCAGTGGGCAGAGGACAACGTGCGCTTCTCTGCGAAGTTCTTTGCAGGTACTCAGTATGGCGTAGGTGCAGACATTGCAGCATACTCGACTTGGTTCTAAAATCACAGGGGAGGACTTCGGTTCTCCCCTACTTCATAAAACTAAATACTTATAAATAAATGGCTTGTGTCCTTTCTACGGGCTTTTTGCTCGATTGTAACGAGGGAGTCGGTGGCGTAAAGGAAATCTTTATCGCTAAATGGAACCTATTCTCTGCCGGCGTCACTCAGGATGCGGACGGCATTATTACTGGGTTCACGGTAGCTTCACCAGTTACTGTGTTCCGCTACCAGCCGAACCGTAACACTGGTGCTGTAACTATTACACCAACAGCGTCTCTCGAAAACGGGACGCTCTATTTCGTGCAAGCTGTCGAGCTGACTCTCGGCAAGCTGGATAACGACAAGCGCAAAGAACTCGAGGAGCTCTCGAAGGCTAAGGTTGCTGTGTTCGTTCGCCTGTACGATGACCAAATCATGATGTGCGGAACTACCGATGGCTGCTTCTTAACTGCTGGTACCTACCAGTCAGGAAAGGCAAAAGGGGACCTTAATGGCTACACGCTCACTCTCACAGCAGAGGAGCCAACTCAGCCACTGTTCCTTGAGCAGTACACCGCAGGAGACACTCCTTTCAGCAACTTCTCGCCAGACATCGTAGTAGATCCTGCCTACCCTGTGTAGTGATTCATTGTATGTTTTTGTAAATTGGGACGGCGTGGCTCTATGGGTTACGCCGTTTTTTTTTTTGATTAGTATGATTTACCTACAAGCCAACACACTAAATCAGTCCTTATACTTGTCACTCGACGAGGCACGTCAATACTTCTCGACTTCATTCACGCACTACTTGTTCATACTTCGACACGAGGAGAACAGCGCGGCTGGAGTATATTTGGCTCAGGTGCTTCAAGTAGTTAGTGAGTCTCAGCGCGTTACGCAGGTGCTTGTTGACACAACGGGACTCACACAGATCGGACGCTATCGCTATGCGGTATACGGCCAAAACTCAAGCACCAATGTAAATCCTGCCAACGCTTCTGTAGTGGGAGAGTGTGAGCAGGGACTATGCACCTTAACCGATGGCACGCAGTATTTTGATGTGCCTCAAATAAATATAGACGACGATGTCATCTACAACGGGTAATTTTATGAAGCTGGACCTTAGCCAGTACACACCGGTTAGCGCTGCCGAAAAACTGGACCGTGCTGGCTGGGTGACTTTTGGTGTGGACAACCTGTTCCCAGTATACATTACTGAACTTGCACAAAGTTCTCCAATTCATGGTGCGTTGTGTATTTCGATTAGTGATATGGTAGCCGGAAAAGGATTGAAGGCCGGTCAGTATCAGGACAGAATCGATGCTCTTGATGTTTATACCGCATTTCAAGGGTGTGCGCGTGACTTGAAGCTATACGGTGGCTTTTACTTGGAGGTTATCTACACTGTAGACCGCAAGGGGCTGGCAAAAATAAATCACATTCCATTTGAGGAGTGTAGAATTGCAGTAACAGGTGAGGACGAGGAGCAATTTGGCGTTTACCATAGTCCAGATTGGTCGAACACTCGCAAGAAAAAAAACAAGCCTGTTTTTATTCCTGAGTTTAACGTTAACACCGCCATAGATGAGCCTCGTCAGGTGTACTGGTGCTTTGATTATACCGGTTCTCAAACCTATCCGAAGCCAGACTACTGGAGTGCGGTCAACTATATTGAGCTCAGTCGCCAAATAGGTATTTTTCACGTGTCAAACATTCTAAATGGAATGTTTCCGTCAACCATTATTTCATTTTTTAATGGTGAGCAGGACGCTGACTCTATTCGCAAACTGCGCAATGAGTATAACACGTATCTTGGCACAGCACACAACAGCGGCAAGACTTTATTTTTGTTCAACGAACCCGGTGCCCAGCCTCCAAAAATTGAGGCATACCCACTTAGCGATGCTGATAAGCAGTATGAGTACCTAACCAACACCTCTCGCACGGAGGTTATGCTGGCACACCGTGTAACAACGCCGCTTTTGTTTGGTATCCGTGGTGAGGGAGGAGGATTTGGTAGCAACAAGGATGAAATGGTTGTAGGGCTGGAGATATTCACAAAGCAGGTCATTGAACCAAAGCAAAGAAAGTTATCGGACGCGTTCGAGGAGATACTTAATTTTGAAATGCAAGGCATTGAGATTGCCGTTGTGCCCAACACGCCAATTATGACGGATAATGGCGCTACTGCAACCGATGTTCAAGCTCCAAGCCCACAACAGGCACCAGCCGCTCCGGTTCCTGTAGCCCAATCGCTCGAAAAAAAAAAGTTAGTACAGTCTGAGGAGGTAGATATGACTGCCGACGACGAGCAGTACTGGCGTGATCGACTTAAGGACCGCGGCGAAGTGATCGACCTGGACGAGTGGGAGCTGGTGCACGAAGGTGAAGCGCTACGTGATGCCGACATCGAGCGTCAGTTCTGCGAGAATCTTCAGGAGTACCAGCTCCAGAGTCTCGAAGGCTACGCGGAACCAGAGAAAAAAAGCGCTTGGGGAGATCGCGGCCTGTACAAGCTCCGCTATGCATACAGCCAGAACCTCACACGCGGCGAGAACGGCGAGACAAAGAGCCGGGAGTTCTGCGTCGACATGGTCGGACTATCGAAGGGAGGCACAGTGTACCGCTACGAAGACATCCAGCTCATGAGTGAGGCTGGAATCAATGGCCAATTTGCACCAACAGGCAAAACTCAGTACGATTTGTTTAAGTATGTCGGCGGCTGCTTTTGTCATCATCACTGGAAGCGCCAGATATACTTTAGAAAACGTCAGAACAGCAAGTTTCTCCCTAACAAGGGTCTTGACAATGATGTGCGCGTGGGAAATGTACCATATGTAAAGCAAAAAGGCATCGAAGGCATAGCGCCTAACGACAGACCGGGTAGAGGATCACTTAAATACGGATAAAACTAAAACACATGGCAGAAGTACTTTTTATATCAGACGTGTACATCAAGAAGTACACACAAGTCAATGGTGCAGTGGACTCTAATTTACTATATCCAAGCGTTTACTTGGCACAGGATAAGTATCTAAGCCCATGGCTAGGTGCGAATCTTTACTCAAAAATTAAGGAGGACATAGCAAATAACACGCTCACCGGTGCATATCAGACACTTGTAGATGACTATTGTCGCAAGGTTGTCCTCTGGTGGACCATGGTTGAGGCTCTGCCGTCGCTTGTCTATAAGCTCGACAACGGAACGTATGCTCAGCGCACGTCCGATGACTCAAATCCCATGAGTAACGAGGTCATGAATGACATGATTCTCCGCACAAGAAACAACGCAGAGTACTATACAGGGCTGCTTTTTGATTATTTATGTGCCAACAGCACACTTTTTCCGGAGTATTCTACTAATGTATGGCCACAACGCCCACCGTTGCAGAGGCGTCAGCCATTTGGTTATGAGTTTAGCTTTAATAATGGCGTGAACGGACCAGCACCTGAGCCGCGTCCTTTAAATTTTATTCCATGACCGAAAAAAAGAACGAGAAACGAGTCTATTTAGAGAAGCTCAAGCGCTATGAAAAAGAGCTGCTGAGCCAACTGAAAAAACTACCACAAAATGAAGGCAATCTGGGCAGAGGTCGGTGAGCTATTTCACCACACACACACATACGTCGTCGGCATCGGAGTCGGCTTACTCGCAAAAATATCTTACGACATATACATGAAACGGACACTCTCATTTTTTCAGTGGGTCGCAGTCATAGCGCTGTCGGTCTTCTGCGGTTACCTAACTTCTCAGTACTGCCTGAGCACCGGTCATACCGATTTATCACAGATACTTGTGCCGCTAGCCACACTGTTTGGTGAGAAGTTTATTCAGTACATCATGGAGAATCATAAGACAATC